AGCGTTTGCCATCCTCTTAATTACCTTTATGTATTATTCCTACTTGGCGATGGAACGTTATTCGTCCCGTTTGCCCTTGTTTGTAATGTACTTGGATTATTGCTATCCTCGTCCACCGGGCGACCGCCTTTATTATCAGAATCTTCGTTTCCAGTATACGTGTAGCTTGTCTTGTGGACAGGATACTTATTCTCGATGTCATCTTCGAGTTCCCTGTCAAGCAGCGCGAAGTAAACCTCTGGCGCAATGCCGACCGCACTCGCCCAAAGTGCAAGAGAGCCTTTACCTTGAAGATAAAGGTCTTTTGTATTCTGGATCATTGATTTCTGATTTACATATGTGGTTTTGAAATACCGGCATTCAACACGATTCTTTTTGTCTTTAATAACATTCATGTTGATGCACTTGTTCAACTCTGCTTCAATCTGGTCAATCCATTGGAATGCCTGTGCGCTTACCAATTGCAGATTGTTTTCCTGAGATGAATAGTTGCCACTACCTGAACCATTCAAGAGAGAAGACGCGATACCCAAATCTTCTGAAATCTTTTCACCAAGATTGGATTCGTACTTCACATCAAAGATGTCCGTGTTGCTTGCCTCTATAGAATTAATCTTCGTCCCAGCTGCGACAGAGAAGAATGATATTCCGCCACGGTTATTTTTCTTGAGAACCGCACCTTTAACAGCTTCATGCTGTTTCTCCTGTTGCACCTTTGTCAAAGCTGAGACACCTTTTTCTTTCCCTTCCGGGAAGGTTTGATAGATTATCCTGTTGTTGATTTCATCGAGAACATTTCTCTTTGTGTCGATGAAGTCATCGTTGTAAAGAATATCGTTGATGGCAGTGATGACAAGTGGTCTTCCCCACTGTTCATCCTTACTGCTCTTGATTTTGTGAACGATAGTCTTTGTATTGTCAAGGACAACCCATCCTTTGTGGACGTATGTCTTTTTTGAATTGTAAGCATCACGGATCTCTTTAGGATATTTCCTTAGTTTTTCTGCGCTTGCCTCGCCCTCGCCATTATCAAAATAGTCGAGATTAAAAGCCAACACATAAGACGAGTTCCTGATTCCTACAATCCTCGTGTAATCCACTGGCAGAGAAATGATACTTGCGTTCATGCCGTATTCGTTGATTTCAGAAATCCTCTCAACGTCATAATCAGACATTATTTTCTTTCTCGAATATGGTCTTTCCGTTGTCTCAAAATAGTAGAACGCAACTCCGTCAATCATCCCATTGAGAAGCGCATCACGCACAAATTCCTTATGCTTGATGGTGTTCAGTGTGGACTCCATGAGTGCGACATTTCTCTTTTTTTTCTGAACACTTTCGCCATACGGGACAATAATCTTGTCAAGTGTTGGCAGTGCACAGATGTAATCAATCGTATTCGACAGGATGCCGTTGCATCCGTACAGCATACGGGAGATGTTCCTAAGAATCTCGTTGTTGTTCATAGGATCCCTGATGATTCCGCGCAATTGTTCAGGTGTATAGTAGTCGAAAATATTCGACAGGCTGAAATAGAATGCATCGTTTGGGGACGTGATTCTATAGGAGCGGTACGCATTGCTTTCGTATGATTCGTTGCTCTGCGGTTTTGCCGAATTGTTTTCGTACTTCTTTGGTTGCTTTTTGTAACTTCGTCTATATTTAGAGGAAGTATTTTTGCTATTTGTCATTTAACATACCCCCTCGTTAAGCGACAATTTGTTTATTATGTTTACATGTATCAATTAACAAACACGGTATAATCATATTCGTCATTTTGAGATACTAAATCCCTTTCAAGAAGGGACGCCATATAACTACCATACGAGACAGAGGTGTATCTATCTTTTCTGTTAGAACCTTGTTCGTGGATTACGATTACCCCGGTCTCTGGTTTCTTTTCATATACCAACGATGTAGTTTCTGATAATAATGCTTGTGTTTCCAAAAAAGGAATTTCATAGAAAAACTGCACATCAGCGTCTTCTGATGAAACATATTCCTTCATATTTGGAAGGATTTCTTCTTGTGCCTGTTCAAACGGAATAAGGAAATCTATTCGCTTTTCGGCAAGTACCCTTCTAAAGTCTATCGCTATATCAGAGTTTAGTTTTTGTGATGCATTAATTGCAAATATCCTTGGTTCCGCTCCCTCAACTCTAATGCGGTTAGCAATATTATCGTCATTCATACACGTTAACGCCGGGTATTCAATCCTTCTTTCTTCGTCATATAATGGTCTTGCAAGTATATCGTAAACTGCAATACCTGCGTTACGAGTATCAAGACAGATGTAATCTGCATTGAAGTCAATATACAACTGCCTTATCTTTAGCGCTTGTTTTTTTACTTCGCCACCTTGTACATGTCCAATGAACGGGACAACTCTTCTAAAACCATTATTAACAATCATCTCGTTAGATGAATCACTTTTGTATGTTGTTATTTCTGGCAATAATCTTATACAACTAAAAACAGAATTATCGTTGTTGCTATTCTCAACAAATGCCATATCGCAAGAGACAATTCTAACTTCGTTCTTTTGTTTTGGAATATCATAAGGGTTTTTCCTGCTACTCAAAACATCTATAAGCGTTCTCGGATAGAATGGCTGTTTGCAGTTTTGGTTTTGTTGCAACAACGTATATGTGAAGAATGCATGTCTGTTTTCTTTCACTCTTGCATTCAAGAATTCAAGCTGCCATGTCATCGGATCCTGTTTCTTCTTTTCCGTTTGGAAGTACCGCATTGTCTTAATCTTGTGCTTAATGGCGACAGATTCGTCAAATGCCAGAAGACAGGAAGGTTTCCCCTTGAGCATGTCGTCAAACGTTCTGTCAACGATTCCCCACATCCAGTTGCCATTGTCATACCAACTTGAACTAATGTAAATGTCAACGTTTTCTTCTTGCAATTCTGGAATATTGGTATAGTAATCGTCCTTCATGTAAGGGGTCTGCCTTACGATTTGGAATGGCGAAAGAATACTGTCGTCAATATTCTTTTTGATTTGCCTGAACTCTTCACGTATGATTACATTAGAACGATACCCTCTCGCATTTTCGCTTGCAGGTACAACAGTTATCGTGCTGTTGTTTTTGAAGAAAACAATTATTTCGCTCTGATTATCTTTAATCCGCTTTATCTCATTGCGCAATTTCGGAGACATGTTCATAAGCTCTTTTTGTATCTTCTCCGAGATAATCAACTTCGATTGTCCCTTCGTACTTGACGCAATGACTATCATTGACCCCGGATACAATATACATCTGCAACATGCATATAGGGCAATGATGAACGATTTGGCTGACGCTCTACTTGCTATGACAACAAAGAAATTGCTTATTCCCATCAGGTAGAGCATTATCGTTTGATAAAGAAACAATTTAATGCCAAGATAATCTGTAGCAAATCTATGAAGATTCCTTCTGAAAAACGTTATCCAATCTATGAAATGGGCGACATTCTTTTCACTTCCAAGAAAAGAATCAGAAGGGAATCTTTTGTATAATACTCTCTGCTTTTCATCCAAACCTTCACTGACTTTACTCACTCTCGTTTTACTCATCGTCAGTCAAATCTTCCTCGTCCTTAACGTAATATTCACTATCTCTATCAGAGGTTGAGAACATTAAGTTTTTCAACGGGCGAGTTAAGAACCTCGTAAAGTATTCGCCAAGACCGTCAAAGTCTTTATGGCGTTCTTTATTTTTGTAGTATTCAGCAGGAGTATATTGTTCTATAGTTTGAGCATTTACACCAATTGAGAATTCTTCTTCGTTTGTGCTTTCTCTTGCTGTTTTTAATCCAGCTTGCGTAAATGTCTTTCTGTATGATTCTGTAAGTTTAATGTAGTCGTCTGTTCTGCCACCTTTCATAGCGTTTGTTTGTTGCATTTTTGTTTGGCAGAGATCCATGATGAAGATTTCCTGATTGCTATCGCAATCTGGATTTGCTTTCTTTAGATAACGATAGTGTTCCTCTAAAGCCTTATAATCTTCATCAGCCAAACCACTTCCCCAACGTGCCTTTACACTATCAGGTATAGTTGAAACAGGTTCTACTTCTTTGTCGGATGGGATTGTGGATGGCTCCCTCATATCAAAGAAGAAGCCTTCACGCAAAGCGTCTTCAAATGTTTTTCCTTTATACTGAGACATATTATTTGCTCTGCGCATATAATCACTGATTGTTGGTGACGCGTTATTCTTATAACACGCATCCACAATTGAATCCGAATAGTATATATCGTAAATCATGCATATCCTCTTAATTGCGAGATATACACTTTCGTACATTCGTAAATATCTATTGTATAACAGTGCAAGACAATCTTTGCATATGGGCATATATCCATTAATGCCATAGGTAGTGCTGTTACTCCGGTAGAACCCTTTTGGGTCTTCCGTAGTTAAACCGCACTTATGACACGAATATGTCAACTCTTGCACTGGCATCATTTTTTTTGCCAATATGCTTACCTCACTTTGTTACAACTATTTTCTATAATCGCAATTATATTTACATATCCAATCCAACGTGCGCCCTGAGAGGGAATCGAACCCCCATATAACGGTTAACAGCCGTTTGTTCTACCGTTGGACTATCAGGGCAATAGAAGAGTAGTTACACTCTTCGGGTTGTATTATTCAGTTAAACCGCCAAGGAAAATCGCACTTGCGAGAATTTCCGCAAAATTGTCAATAACGTTTCCAATAAGGTCTTCGTAATCATCATCAAAGTCTTCATCGTCATCATCAAACATTGTGCAGCACTCGCAGCATCCATCGCAGTCTGCGTCTATATCAATATCAAACTCGGCGCAGTCACTATCCTTCATGGCTTCGATAATTTTACTATTGGCGTCTGAGTGAATAAGGACAATGCATCCAGAAGCGCCAAGGTAAATTCCTTTATCAGTACCTTCTTTTTCGCGCCATGCAGGTTCTACGCCAACGTTATAATCGTCATCAACATAAACATAATATTCTCTTTTGTATCCACCCCATTGTGGGTCTTCAATGTCGATGTTCCCAAATGCTACTTCATCAAAATATGCAAGCTCTTTAAGTAGTGCTCGTGCGTCCTCGTAAAACAGAGCTGCGTACACAACCTTTCCACTTTCTGCCAATTTGCACATTGCTTCTGCAAGGTCTGCGTGCGTAGCAAAACTAAACTGAATATCACTCATCATCTTCCTCAAAATCCTCCCAAACGCCTGTCTTCACAGCCCTTTTTACTGGAATGCCCATTTTACATCTGGCTGATTTGACCGCTTCAAATTCTTCAAGTTCTCCCGTTATTGGATTATATCCATTTCTTTTCTTTCGATTCGTTACTTCAAATGTGCAAAATCCCCTGAGTTTTACATCTTCGCCATTTGAAAGAGATTCAATAATAACTCTCTTCATTGCGT